CAACAACATACTAAAGATATTATTGGAAGCAGACGCTGATCCAAACGATCCTCTAAAGCAACCAAACGAAAAACCTACAAAACCTCATGGATTCGAAGAAGATCCAATGGGCTTTATCATACGCAAATATCACGGTCTTGCAAGAATCCTTGCAGAACTAATGAGTTCGGACTTCAAACAATATTTGACTGCTATATTCGTTGTTGCACCAAAGCCAACTACTTTTAAAATCGTTTTACACAACGGTCAATTTTTCTTTATTACTTATATGGGTAAAGGCTTTTACGAAGCTAATATTGCTGGTAAAAGATACTACATGAACAACATTGGTACTAAAGAAAGAGCGATGCAAGCGATTGCGAGATTGCTTAAGTTCGGCAATCCATTAAAAACAAAAGGTCCTGAAGGCGCAGAGCAAGGTACTAGAGAGGACGATGGTACAGGTAATTCTCCAAACAGCGGATTTGCTAACGGAGGTGGAGGTGGATACGCTCAAACCGGAGGTGAAGAAGGAGGCGAAGAAGGTGGAGAGGAAACCGGCGGTGAAGAGGGCGGTGGAGAAGAAGCATTAAAGGAAGTTACGCTAGTAAAGAATTTGTTAAAATTCAAAAATATAGGCCAAAATTTCATAAACGCATTGATAAAAGAAGTGTATTTACCTTCTAAATCAAAAATAAAAGTTATGAAAAATCAGCCATTACAAGAGGCAAAAGTACCAGATCTAAGATCTGCAATGAACGCAGCGATGCAAGCTGCAGGATTAAACGGAAAGCCTAAATCCGGTCCTCCTCAGTTAAGATACCAATTGGGAACGGATCCAATAAAATCTATTGCTAAGATCGCAGACAAATTAATCGGAAAAGGTAATTACACTGTTAAAGACGTACCAATGGGTACAGCAGATTCCGCTTCAGGAAGCTATCCAACTATCAAATTAACAATAACTAAGCCTACTCAGAACTACAAAAAGGGTGAGTTCGTATTGATCGTTAATCAGACAGGTCAAGAAAAAAAGAGCGTAACTGCTAAAGCGTTAACTCCAGTAAATTTGGGTATTGCAGGAGAATATAAAGACTTAAATAGCTTGGTAAGAGCATCAACAAATGCTGTTAGCAAAGATAAAGCTTTGGGTCCAATTCTTAAAGGCCTTATATCCGATACCGCTAACAACACCCCAGTTGCAAAATCTGGATTGCCTAAATTGAAAAGTGGTAAAACAAACGTTATATTATCAAAAAATACTACGGCTCTATTAAATAAGATATCTAAAGAGGACAAGAATACAATCGGTAAAGACTTTGGAGAAGTATTAGGCGCAATATTCTTGGGCAAAATGGTAGGAATTAAAAAAGGTCTAGTTTTCCCTAAAGGAAACGAACCTCTTGTTGACTTTTACATCGATGGATACAAAATATCCTCTAAATACGAGAAAGGTGCTAGCGCATCTTTAACAGATTTGCTTAAGGCTATTAAAGTAGATCAAATCAAAGGAGACAAAAATCAATATGCTTTATACAAAGCGTTACTACCAATGATTAACGAGACTAGTCCTAACGCATTCTTAAAAATTGCATCGTCTTTTCCTAAAGACATGCCAGCAATAAACACATTGGCAAGCGCTATAGGCATAGATTCAAAGCAATTAACAGACGAGGTAATAAACAATTACTTGATTAAGCTATTCAACAAGACTAACGCTAAAACCGAAAAGCAAAAAGACGCAGTATTCTTCAAAAAGTTTGGTCCGTTATTCGCCCAAATGAAAAGAAGTCCTGGAAAAGGCGGAGCTACTCCTCACGTTGAATGGGACACTATCAAAAAGAAAGGTGGCAAATACTACGGAGCCATTACCTCTCCTTTGTCTTACTACGTAGCAGACCAAATGAACACAAAGCCTAAATTTGTTCAAGCTTTAAAAGAAATCATTTCAAAGACCGAAGTTAAACAAATGTACTTAACTTTCGATTTGAAAGAAGGTGGTATGGGCTTCGATATCAGATCATTTAACGATCCAAACGCTACATTCAAATTCGATATTCCTAGTTTAAGTACTCTAAATCCAACTAGTAGCAAGTTAGGATTCATATTAACAAAATAGTTTACTACACATAAAAGATAAATTGCGCCCTGTCACAAGACCGGGTTATATTTGTCTAAAATAGCATCTGCATATTTATAATAAACAATTTTTTATGAAAAAAACCATAATTACCGTGATCGTGGCGGCAACTGCTATATTTTTGGTATTTAACTTTTTTGGATCTGGTAAACGCTTTAACACTAAGGCTTACGAAAACAAAATCGATTCTTTAGCTTCAGAAATAAAAGGCATTGAAAAGCAAAACGACAGTCTAGAATCAACAATTACTGTAGTTGAGAACCAAAATTTAGTATTGAGTAACAACGCAAATTTTTTGACTGCAAAGATTCAAAACTTAAAAGCAGATAATTCAAAATTAGAAGCCGCGAAAGCTTACCATCCTCATCAAGTGGACAGTTTCTTCGTTGATCGCTACAAAGAGCAATACAAAACTCCAACAAAAGACACAATTCAATTACCTATTCCAGTTGCTAAAGCTGCAGTGGTTGATTTGATTGATTTCGATAGAACTAAAACAATTGTATTGAATCAAGATAGTCTAATAACTAATTTACAAACTACTGTTGGTAACAAAGACAAGATCATTGTAACATTAAGAACAAAGGAAGACAACTATCAATCTATTATATCTAAACAAGTTCAACAACAAGAGAATTATAAAATTATTGTTGATGGATTAAAGACAGATTTGAAGAAGCAAGACTTTAAAATGAAGATGAATAAGGTTGAAAAATTCGTTATGGGAGCTGCCATCATTGGTCTTGCCATAACACACAAATAATATGGCCGCAGAAGGTATAAACATACAGGAAAAAATTAAAGAGGAATACATAAAGTGTGCTTCCGATCCTGTGTATTTCATGAAGAAATACTACATGATCCAACACCCTCAAAGAGGTCGACAAATGTTCGATCTCTATCCTTTTCAAGAAAAGGTTTTAAAACTATTCCAAAAACACTCTGACTCGGTTATCAACAAATCAAGACAGTTGGGTATCTCTACGTTAATATCCGCTTACTCTTTGTGGTTGATGATGTTCCAACGAGATAAGAACGTACTTGTAATCGCAACAAAGCAGGACACTGCAAAGAACATGGTTACTAAAGTACGATTCGCTTACGATAACTTGCCCGATTGGATGAGAAAAATCGCTAAGTCAGTATCCAATAACCAACTTAGTCTTAGATTGAGCAACGGTTCTCAAATTAAAGCTGTATCGGCAGCAGGTGACGCAGGTCGTTCTGAAGCCGTGACTCTGTTAGTAATAGATGAGGCCGCGTTCATTGATAATATCGAAACAATTTATACAGCTGCTAAGATGACCTTGGCGACAGGGGGAGGTTGTATAGCGTTATCCACTCCAAATGGTGTTGGTAACTGGTTCCACAGCACTTACACAAAAGCGCAAAAGCAAGAGAACGGTTTTTTACCCATATCTTTACCTTGGACAGTTCACCCTGAAAGAGATATCGAATGGAGAAAGCAACAGGACATAGATCTTGGTGTGAGAATGGCCGCTCAAGAGTGCGATTGCGACTTTGCTACCTCAGGTAATACCGTAATTGAACCCGACATTTTAAACTGGTATCAAGAAAACTGCATCAAAGAGCCTCTTAATAGAGAGGGACTCGATAGAGCTCTATGGGTGTGGGAATATCCCGATCCGATGAGATACTATATGGTGGTTGCCGACGTTGCCAGAGGAGACGGGATGGACTATTCCACTTATCATGTGATTGACGTGGATACATTGACACAAGTTGCAGAGTACAAGGCTCAAATAGACACAAGATTCTTTGCAAACGAACTAGTTTCTATAGCCACCAAGTACAATAGAGCACTTTTGGTGATAGAAAATGCCAATATTGGTTGGGACGTAATCCAATCCGTGTTGGAAACTGGATACAATAACATGCACTACAGTCACAGAGCTGATAATAGTGCTGATTTCCAGACTTATTTGACAGTTCATAATGGTA